ACTAATCCAGCAACCGCATATATACGATTTGAGACAAAGATTGCTGAAGGTGAAAATAAATTATTTTAAATAAAATAAAATAAAAAACTTTGTTATAATATAAAATGTACGGCTCAACTCAAAGTATGAAAAAACCACCCCCCGTCAGCGGAGCGAAGCAAGAAAAGAAACCCAAGAAAGCTATGAAAAAACTTACTGAAGCACAAGAAAAAAGATTAAAAAAACATTCAGTTCATCATAGTAAGAAACACATGAATATGATGAAAAAAGATATGATGATGGGTATGAGTTTTAAAGCAGCTCACGAGAAAGCTCAAAAAAAAGTCGGCAAATAAATTTATTTTAAATTAAATAAAATAAAAAACTTTGTTATAATATAAAATGGATTTGTATGGGTCGGGAGCATCTATCGCACAAGCCAACGCACAAACTGAAGCAGCAAGACAAATTAATGAAGCTACAAGGGATTTTAATAATACTTTAGCAGAACAATTAGATGAATCAAATTTAGAACAAGATGAAGATAGAAGTTCTAAGCTACAAAAGAATATTTTAAGTGGAGTAACTAGTGGTGGTAAATTAGTTGCTAAAAGAGCCGCAATTAAACAAGGTGCTAAACTTGGTTTTAAAGAAGTATCGACTTCACTTGCTGAAAGAATGGGGAAAGAAGTGGGACAAGAAAGAGCGGGTATATCTACTGCTGAAGAATTAAGAGCAGCAGCTGGTAGATTAACTGGAACAGCAGATGAAGTTCGTGCTGAACAGTTTGCTCGTGGTGCTGATATTGAGGCACTTACAGCAGAGACTGGTCCTTTAAGAACAAGAACTGGTCTTACTGTTGGTGTTCCAACTCAAGAAGGATTACGAGAAGCAGAAGCAGCAGCTCCTCAAGAATTATACACAGCAGAACAACAAGGTTTAGAAAATGTTGCTGGTGATGTAGAAGGTAGTGCTGAAGCAAGGACAGCATTAAAAGAAGGGGCTGAAGATGTTGGTAAATTTTTAGGTAAAGCAAAAACTTTTGGTAAAATTGGTATTGCTGGATTAGGTGGTGGTATTGATGCTTTCCAAGATGTAGGTAGATTAGTGAGTGGTGAAAAAGGTTTAGATGTATTTGGTTCTAACACAGCATCAAGAGTTGGTAATATTGGTAATATTCTTGGATCAACATTAGAAGTTGCTGGAGTTGCTACTGGTGGTATAACTCCATGGTCTCTTGCTTTAGAAACAACTGGTGCTGGTATTAGTTTAGTAAGTTCTCTTGTCGAGGGTGCTGGTGAATTAGAATCAGCTGAAGAAAGTAAAGAAACGGCAGCAGAAGATATTATATCTCAAAAAAGAGGTCAAGTATCAGCAGAAGGTGTAGAACAAGCTGTTGGTAGAACTCAGTAAACCAAAGGTATGCTTCGCTAATTTTTTTATTTTTTTTAAATTTATTTTTCATATTTTATTTTATATTCTATAATTATAAAATGAGTTCTTATTGGCGTAATGATGAGAAAATTAAAGTTTCACAAACCCAAGTTTCTATTCCTTCCACGAATGGACAATCTTATTCGGGAACGGCTGGACAGTCGGGTCGCCGTGTAGACTTTGAGATTCCACCTAGTGTAAAATTCATGGATGGAAAAAATTCTTATCTTCAGTTTGATATTAAGCTTGCTGTTCCAGCTGGTCTTACTCCTACTCGTCTTCATTTAGACCCATTTATTGGTGGTCAGTCAGTTGTGAAGAATTTAAGGATATATTCGGGAAATCGGGCAGTTCTCTTAGAAGAAATTACTGAATATAATGCTAAAGTCCAAATTCAGTATTCATATGATGCTGATGATAGTATGAGAAAAATGAGAGCATTAAAAGAAGGATGTTTAATTAATAATATTGAGAATCGTGGAACTCTTGGGACTTCAGTTTCTAACAATATTGATATTAGGTCTAATCCTTATTACAAGCCAGTTTCTACTGTTCCCGCTGGTCGTGATTGGGGAACGGCTGATGATTTCCTAACTGCTAAATTATCTCTACCCATTCATTCGGGTCTTTTTGCTGATGGTGGTGATAAAATTTTCCCAGTTATGCTCACAAATGGATTATTTATTGAGGTAGATTTAGAAGACCCAGCAAGATTTATTAAGCAGTTAGATAGTGTTAATCGCCATCGTAGAATGAAGCAGAACCCAGTATTTCATGGTGTTAGTGCGGGGGGTGCGGCTTTAGCAATTGATAATGCTAATAATCAAAGTGAAATATTTTTAGGTAAACAAAATAATATGATTAGTGTAGAAAATTGCCCATTTGTGAAGGGTGAAAGAATTGGTATTTGTTCGGCAACTGACCCCAATAATGAATGTGCTTTAACTCAAAATGGGGCACAAGATTATCCAGCTATTACTGATATTTCACTTGATGGTGGATATGTAAAACTTACATTTGCTAATTTTCAGAATAGTGATGCTGGAAATGGCGTCCAAGCAACCTCAAATAACTTCATTCTTTTCTCTGCGGCAGTAGATCAATTTAGAACTCAAAATGATGATAATACTACACAGCTAATTGCTAAACAAACTTCATATGCTGCTACTTGTGAAATTTCTAATGTAGAACTTGTCATTCAGCAAGTTGGTGTAGACCCACGATATGAAGCTGGAATGATGAAAAAGATGAGAGATGGTGGTTCTATTGAGATTGATATTCCAAGTGTAACCAACTATAAACATTCTCTATTATCTACCAATCGCAACGCAACAGTAAACTTACAAGTATCGAATACAAGGGCTAAGTCTATGATTGTTATGCCGAGTGATGCTAATGTTCTAGATAGTGCTGATTTAATTGGTGGTCTTTCAGCTTGTTATTCTGAAGAAGTAACTACTATGGATGGTCGTCTTCATTCTATCCGCTCGGGTCAAGTAGGTATTATTGATAGACTTACTCAATATCAAATGTTAGTAGATGATAAATTAGTACCATCAAGACCAATTGTTGTATCAAAGATTAATCGTGGAATAAGTATTGCGGCTCAGCCTCTAATTGAGTTAGAAAAAGCACTAACTCAAGCTGGTATTGTTCCAAGGTCATTTGTTGATTACAATAGAAATTTCTTGATTGGTCGTGCTTATGCTCTTAATGATGGAGTAGCAAATCTCAATAATAAGACAAATCAGTTACAGCTATTATATAATGAAAGTAATGTTGCTGGTGCTGACCTTCCTCCAACTCACAATAAGCTTCTCTACTGCTTCATGTTCCATCTCCGTAGAATTAGTATCAAAGGTGATTCAGTTATGGTTACTCTCTAAAAATAAAATATATTGTATAATATAAATGAAGTTAGAAGAAAGAGTAAATAATTATCATAATACATTTCCAAAATATTCTAAATTAATTATCAATAGAGATTGTATAGAAGGTATATGGGTAATGGGTAATAATTACACAACTAAAACTGAATTATATGGTGCTTATCCCTATGGATATTTACAAAGAATATATTCTTTATTTCCTTTGATAAAAAATAAAACATTACATTTATTTAGTGGTTCATTACCCGATAGTGAAGATTATGATAAAGTAGATTATAATACTGGATTAGATGCTGAAACATTTAGTGAAATAATACCTCATGATACTTATGAATTAATACTAGCTGACCCACCATATTCAGTAGAAGATTGTGAGCGTTATGGTTGTTGTATGGTTAAGAGGAATGTAGTATTTAAACAAGCTTATAATGTATTAAAAAAAGGAGGTTATTTAATTTGGTTAGATCAAGTATTACCAAATTATAAAAAAAGTGAATTTAAAGTTGTAGGTCGAATAGGTATGGTAAAAAGCACCAATCATAGATTTAGAGTTGTAACAATATTTGAGAAAATATAATGGGTCAAAATTAGACCCATAGGTCAAAATAGACCCATATAGAATTGATTACATATAGACCTATTTTAGGTCAAGGGTCAATTTTAGACCTACTATTAAATATGTATTTTCTATGAATTTTTTTTAATTTTTTATTTGTTATTTATTTTATGTATATTATTATATAAAATGAGTGTTGCTAAGAAATATCTTTCAGTTCAGCCGAGTAATGTTCCATCTACGGGCAAGGTTTCATTTGCTCGTGGTAATCCGATTCTTACTATTACATTAGGTCGTCAAGATGCTATGCTTGATTTATCTTCTATTCGTCTTAGTGGTGATTTAAATATATGGCGTGATGCCGCTGGAACTCTTCACCCAACTGATGCTCAAGCTTCTGAACTTCGTGGTTCTCACAAACTTGGAATTTATTCAGTAATAGATCAACTTGTTTTTAGACACGCAGAAACTAAACAAGTAATTGAGCATATTAGACATTATGGAAGATTTATGGCTTCTTATATGCCCGTTATGGCTGGTATCCAAGATGTAGCTGGTCATTTAGGTGAAACTGCTTTAATTTATCCTAATTATCAATCATATCGTGATAGTGTTATTCGTAATACTCGGGCTTCTCCTTTCTGTATTCCACTTCCTTCGGGTCTAACTCTTGGAAGTGATAAACTACCATTATCAAAAGTTCCCCTAGAAATAGAAATTCATCTTGCTCCCGATAGTCAAGTATTTTATTCGAGTGATGCTACTACGGGTAATGTTGCTAATGCTTTCTATGAGTTAAGTGGGTTAGAAGTAGCTTGTGAAGTTGAGTATGGTGATGAAGCAAAAGCACCCGATACTGGTGTTCTTTCATTTAATTCTATTACATCTTATTTCTCTACTTTAGAAAGCACAAATTCCATAGTAAACTTTAATCTTGGATTATCTAAGGTTCTTGCTTCATTTGTGAATTTTGTTCCAGCAAATTTTATAAATAATTTAGCCCAAGATGGCTTCCTTACATATATGCCTCTTAAAGCACCTAATGCCGTTGGAACTGGTGGTGGTGAAGTTGCTAATTTAGAATCAATTTCTTTCCTCCGTAATGGTGAACGTTTCCCTTCAGCTTTTGAGGTCAAATCAGTTCATAGTGCTTCTAATGATACTCCACTTGCTGACCCCCAAGTAATGAAGGGTTTCCTATCATCTATTATTCCCGAAAGCCAGCATACTAGAACCACAGTATCTCCTCTCAATTCTAACCGCTCTTTCACGGGTAATCAAAATGCTACAACTGGCTATAGATTTATTCCCGATACTGGTGCTGCTTATGGTGTTGGTGTTCTCTATGACATGTTAGATAGTGAAGGTGTTGATTTCTCTAATGCCCAGTTTTCCATTCAGATGACTAATGGTCTTGATGATGGTAATCCAGTATCGGCATATTTATTCATTAAATCAAAGGTTGTTGTTGCGTGGTCGGCAACTCAAGGTGTACAAGTCATAATGTAAGTATTGACTATGACAATGTCAATCAACCCTTAGGGTAAATTTTTTCTATGTAGAATAATTTTTAATAAATTTTTTTTTAGTTTTTTTATATATTTATAAATATAAAATGACTGATATGGCTACTAAAGGTGATGTATCTGCTGACCGCATTCCCGATCTAATTAAGGTTGGAGCAATCCCGTCCTCTTACGGACAAAAACTTCACACAGATGTGATTGACCCAGTAACATTTTCTCAAAATCGAGTTAGGTTTACTCTTCAGCGTGTAGCTGGTTTTCTTCACTCTAACTCTAAGATTACACTTGCTGTAACTCCACTCACAACCTCTACTGCTTTCTATCCTCTAAATATTGGTGTTTCTAATCTTGTTAAATCTGCTGCTCTCCGTATTGGAAATGAAACAGTATGTGAAATTGATGATTATGACCAGTTCCACGCATATCAATCTATGTTTATTTCTAATGAAGATAATAAGGAACGTGAACAATTCTTGTCTCAGAGGTGTATTTCTCACAAGCCAATTTATGATGACCGCACGGCAAATACAACTGATAAACCACCAAATTCCGCAAAGAAAGTTGGTCTAGATGTTGGACGTAATCCAGTTGTTCCCGCTGCTGGTGGTGCTGGAACATTCCAGCTTCTCCCCTTCCAGCTTCATAATGCTACATCGGCACAGACGATTGCTGATGCTCCCGTGTATTCAGTATATTTAAGTGACCTTTTCCCATTTCTTAAATTTAATCAGCTTCCTCTATTCATGATTGAGCAAGAAGTTCATATTGATATAGAATTCCAGCCAACTACTTCTTCTCTTAGTGCTGCTGGTCTATCTCGCCGTATGTGTGTTGCGAATAGTGATGCTGCTTCTAATCAAGTAGAATACCAAATTACCCAAGATGAAGTAAAACTTATTTATGATTCTATTAGTTTTGATGGTGAAATAATGGAGAAATATAGACAGCAGAACCCGTCTCTAACTTTTCAGTATGTAGATTACCGCCTTGCTAAGAGAACTGGAGATCAAACTGAATTTTCTGATTTAACTTTCCAGCTTGGTGGAAATGGTCGCCTTGTTTCTAAGGTTATTATGGGTCTTCAGCGTAATAGCAACTTTACACCAGTATCTCTCCTTAATGGTGTTGGTGCGAAGGATGTTCCCGCAGCTCAAAGTTTATCACTCAATCTATTATACAACGACCTCTTTGAGTTTAATACTGATAGGAGTAATGCTGCTTTACTTTTCCACACTACCCAGCACGCAGAAGGTAAAGTGCCTATGGTTACAAGAGATGAATATCAAACAAGTGGTGTAACTGCTCTAACTGATGAAACTATGGAGGGACACGTACAGAGTAGTGGGGATGATGGTCTCGGTGGTCTTTTCCGCTGGACTGCTATTAGACCTAATAAGGGTCAGCGTGTAAATAATAAGGGTATGGATTTAACTTATAAAGCAACTGGTTTACCCGCAGATGATTACACTCTACGAGTTTATCTTGAGATGATGAAGGTTGCTAAGATTGAGAATGGAAGATTTTCTTGTTATTTTGCTTAAATTTTTTTCTAAATTAACTATATAAATGTTATATTATTTGACTATTGCTAGAGAATTTATTACATCGAAGTGTAGTGATAAATACAAAAAGCTACAAATTGAGTTGGAAGAAGAAAAACAAAAATATCAAGATTTAAAAGCTTGGGCTGAAAGATTAATTTTATCAAATCAAGAATTATTAGAACAAGTGAAAAAAATTAAAAATAAATAATCTACTTTTTTCTCGTTTTTTTTATTTTAAAAATAATCTATCTTTATAATATAAATATGAAGATTGATTCTAAAAATTTAGTTGATGATATTAAAAAATCAAGACCTAATATTAAGGAAAATACAATTAAACAATATGAAGTAAATTTAAAAAAGCTACAAAAAATATATGATACTGAAGGGTATGATTTTTTATCAAAGCCCGATGATGTTATGGATAAATTAAAAGACCTTCATTATTTAAGTCAAAGAAATATATTAAATGCGATTGTTGTATTATTAATGGCTCTTAATCATGATGAAAAGTATGATGAATTATTAATTACTTATGGAGATTTAAGAGATGAATTAAATGATAAATATAGTGATGAACAAAAGAGTGGTGTAATTAGTGATAAGCAATCTAAAAATTTCACCGACATAGAATCAATTTACAAAATGATAAATGATATGGCTGAAGATTTAAAACCAATCAAAAAGAAATCTAAAGATGAAATAACCAAGAAGGAAATACAACTTTTACAAGCTTATGTTTTATTTAATATTTACTCAAGAATGCCTATGAGAAATGATGTTGCTGGTATGATGGTTATAAATCAAGCAGCATATAAAAAGTTGAGTGAAGATGAAAAGAAAGAAAACAATTATTTAGTTGTTCCATCAAAAGGTAATATTTATTTTGTATTAAATAAATACAAAACAAGTAAAAAGTATCAAGAATTAGATTTACCGATAGAAGATAAAGATTTGAGAAGGATATTGAGATATTATCTGAAAATGAGTGGTATAGAAAAGGGAGGAATTTTGTTTAAGACATCAACTGGTAAACCATTAACTAGAACTGAATTAAGTAAGGTTCTACTCAAATATTCACAAAAATATATGGGTAAATCAATCAGCACAACTCTATTAAGAAAAATTTATTTATCAAGTAAATATGGCGACATGAAAAAGGAATTAGAGAAAGATAATAAGGTAATGGGTCATAGTAAGGCTGTAGCATTAGATACATATGTTAAAGAAGCAAAAGAGTAATTTATTTTAGTCTTTCATCATCTAAAATATCACGATTATCAATAATATATTTAATAACCTTGTCTCTCATCGCCTTGTCTTTTTCAGCTTTTGATTTAGTTGGTTTCTTTGGTGGTGCTCTAGGTATTCCAACTGCTTTAGGCATTTTTTTAGTTTTCTGTTTAAATTTTGCTTTTATTTGCTTATTTTTATGTCTAATTTCATAACCAAGTTTTTCTATCTCATCAATTAATTGTAATCTTGTTTTACCTTTTGGATCTATACCCATCAACTCATCATATTTCTTAATCAATCTTTTTAATTCAGCAAGGGTCAATTCACCTTCGGGAATTTTAGGAGCCATCTCTTTTAAGTATAACAAATAAAAAAAAAATATAATTTAAAATATAATAAAATGTTAGTTGATAAATCTCACTCAAAGAAGGATATTGTGAATTTGTTTAAAAAGCATGGAGTAACAATAGAT